AACTGAATATCATGTCGGACCATGGCACGCGCTGGCCCGACGGAGTAGAAGTGGGAGGCCTTTTGCTTTGCAGCGCGCCCGCGGCCAGCGTCAGACTGCGCGCGGAACATTACGCGAAGTTAACCGCCCGTCAGATGCAGTCAGTCAACGACCAGCTCGAGGCTGAGCAAGACCCGCGGTTCCGCACTATGTTTCGCGATCGTGAGCATGGCACATCCGTTAGCCGCGGATTCGGGCCCGATGCGCGCCGCGAGCGCGCCCGGACCTAGTCCCTAACTCTAGTTTTCATCGCGCCGCTGCGCGACCAGGAGATTTGCATGAGCCAGGTCAGCGGCCCTTACGGTTTGCGTATCGCCAAACTTCTAGGAGACTTGCCGTTTTCGGGCGGCATGCACACCTATCCAGTGACGGCGAACGTAGCCTTTGGGCTTTTCTTTGGAGATCCGGTCGGATGGTCAGGCGGCCTCCCGACGGCGGTCACGGCTACCCCGACGACGGCCCTGACGGCGAACAGCCCCATTGGAATTTTCATGGGCTGCAGCTATCAGGATCCGATCCGCGGTTTCGTCAACTCGCAGTATTTGCCGCCTAACGCGATCAGCGCGGGCGCGACTAAAGTTCAAATCAAGGTCGCCGATTGGCCGTTTCTTGTGATGCAGGTTCAGGCCGACGGCCCGATCACGATCGACAAGATCGGCATGAACGCCGCCCTGAAAAATTTCAACGTAGGCAGCTTGGCGACGGGCAACTCGACCGTGCAGCTCTCCGCGGCGAGCGTAGCCCCGACGGCGACGCTCGCCGTGCGCATCTACGATTTTCAAAACACGCCGGAGCCCTCGCCGGGCGCTGGCTCTCAGCCGGGCGACGCCTTCACCGACGTTCTTGTCGTGTGGAATTTCGGCGTTCACCGTTTCCTGAATAGCGGAGGTCAATAACATGGCAATCAGTCGCGCACAACTGATGAAGGAGCTGGTTCCAGGGCTCAACGCGCTATTCGGGCTCGAGTACAAGCGGTACGAAGAAGAGCACAAAGAAATCTTCGATATCGAAACCTCCGAACGTTCGTTCGAGGAAGAGACGAAAGTAACCGGCTTCGGACCCGCTCCCGTGAAGAACGAAGGCGCGGGGACCACCTACGACGAGGCGCAGGAAACCTACACCTCGCGTTACACGCACGAGACGATCTCGCTCGGCTTCGCGATTACCGAGGAAGCGTTCGAAGACAACCTCTACGATTCGCTTTCGCGCCGCTACACCAAGGCGCTGGCGCGCTCGATGGCGCACACCAAGCAGGTCAAGGGCGCCGCGATTCTCAACAACTCGTTTAGCCCGCTTTTCCCGGGCGGCGACGGCGTCTCGCTTTGCAACACGTCGCATCCGCTGGTGATGGGCGGCGTACTCAACGCCAACACGCCGGCGACGCCGGCGGATTTGAACGAGACCTCGCTCGAGGCCGCGGCGACGACGATTTCGCTGTGGCTCGACGATCGCGGGCTGCTGATCGCGGCCAAGCCGCGCAAGCTGATCATCCCCGCCGCGCTCGTCTTCACGGCGACGCGCACCTTGCGTTCGCAGTATCGGCCGGGCACGTCGGACAACGACGTCAACGCGCTCTACACCAACGGCACGATTCCCGAGGGCTGGTTCGTCAATCACTGGATCGTCGATCCCAAGGGCTGGTGGATCTCGACGGACGTGCCGAACGGCTTGAAGATGTTTCAGCGCGTGCCCTTGCAAACTAAGGACGACCCGGACTTCGATACCGGCAACCTTCGTTACAAGGCGCGCGAACGTTATAGCTTCGGCTGGTCGGATCCCTTGGGCGTGTACGGTTCGCCCGGCACTTAGGCGGAGTTAGTCAGAATCGCGCCGGCTTACTAAGCCGGCGCGGTCAAAGAGGACTTATAAGTTATGTCGACGAAGAAAGAGACCGTCTTAGAACCGCCCGCGCACCATCGCAAGGGCGCGCATGAGGAGCACGAGGAGCGGGAACGCGAGCAGCGCGTTCGTGAAGAGCGGGGGCAAGAGCAGCAGGAGCCGTCGCTGATCGTCACGCCCGAGGCTCCCATCGTTACGCCGTTTGCGGGTTCTTTGCCGCCGCTTCTGGGCCTGACTCCCACGTCCGTTGCGCAGCTGCAGCGCAATATTCCGGGCGTGAAAGGTTCGCACTTCACGGGGCCGGTGGTGAGCGGACCCGCGCCGGGCGCCGGAGCAGTTTCCGGCACGGGAGCATGCGCCCTGACATTGCTGCTCGACTACACGATGGGCAACTTCTCAATCCCGGTCGCCTTCCCTCCCGGCAGCTTTATTTACTCGTGGCTCTCCGTCTGCTTCGCGCCGTTCGTGCCGGCGGCGGGGCCGCTGCCGGTGGCGTTCACGATGGGGACGACCAGCGGCGCGACCGACATTTTCAACAACGGCAGTTTCGGCTCGGCGCTCGGCGAACTGGATCAGAACATCACGGGGAGCTTGCCTTTGTGGAATGCCGTATCGCCGCAGGTCCCGTTCCAGGCTTGGCTCAACGTGACGAACAACACGGGCGGCCCGGCCGGCCAGGGGCTGATTGCGCTGTTCTTTATCCGCTTGGCTTTGCCCTGGGGCTAGTGCGGTAACGGCGGATCGCCGCGCCTGTAGTGCTTGGGCGAAAAGTACCAGCCGCGCCCTTCGTCGATATCGACGTAGAACATCCCGCAGAACCGGCACGTCGCGCATAGCGACATGATCCCGACTGCGATGGTGGCGCCGCAGCCGGGACATTCGGAGATGCTGGTTTCGGACCAAACCAGGATGCTCATTGCGCCAGCGCCCCTTTCTCGATATACACCTCGTAGACGCTCGCTATTTTTGCCAGGCAGTTCTTGCAGAGCTTGCCGCTCTCCGGCCGCGTCTCGCTGCGCTCAACGCGCGGATAGTCGAAATCCTGCTTACCGCAAATCGACCGGAGGCCGACGGCGATGTGCCAGCGCTTGGGGTCGCCGCCGAACTGGAGGCGGGCCCAATGGGCGGCCCATTCCCTAGCCTGAATCTCCATCACCGGATTATCCGGCATTGGGCGTCGGTTTCAGAGCTTTCAATTTTTCAGAGGGCGGCTTTCGGGATTTCTCAGCCGATACAGTCTCACATACAAAATGGGACAGTTGGGACAGAGACTGCTTACTCTCCATAATCCAAAAGCCCGATAAATCCCAGCAATGAATAACTTGCGTGTTTTCAGTTAACTACCTTAAGTCCGAATCCCTCTCTCTCCGCCAGTTTAGAATCAACAACTTAGCCCAAATTCACCCTTTTTCGTGGGACAAATGGGACAAGGGGGTGCTAGGATCGCTCTCATATGGACCCTGTTTCACTTCTCCGCAGACACGTTCAAAGCTGCGAAGCCAAACGCCCCGCGGACTCCTACACTTCCGAACTCGAGGAGCGCCGCCGCGGTTTCGTACGCTGCCACTGCAAGATTTATGCCCACGGCACGCTGGCGGGGATCCGGCGTAAGGTCGGCACCAAGCAAAGCGATTGGGAGCTTGCCCGCCTTTTCGTCGAGCCCTACATTCGCGCTGAGTCGTGGGACATTCGGCCAGTCGCGCTCCCGCCCCCTCCGCCGCCGTCTTCGCCATCTCCTGGCGATCCGGCGCCTTCCGGCGGCAAGACGCCGGTCGCCGAGGCCGTCGCCGAATGCATCCGCTCTCAAGAAGCGGCCGGCGCCGCCGAGACGACGCTGAACAAATACCGTACCGTCTTGACCGGCAAAGACGGCCTGGAGGAATTCGCCAAAGCGCGCGGGCTGCGCTTCATCGAGGAATTTACTCCCAGGCTCATTCGCGCTCTGGTCGACGGATGGCAGGTCATTCAATCTACCCGCCGTACCAAACTCAGCATCATCAAACCGTTCTTTGAAACCTTCGTCGAGGACGGCGTCCTTCAAATCAACCCGGCGCGCATCCGCTTCCGCCGGAATCGCGCCCTGCGTACCGGAGCCGCCGACGCCCCCAAAGCGCGCAATCCGTTTTCGGATGAGGAGCTGAAACGGATGCTCGATGGATGCCTCGATTTTGGGCGCACGCAAGTTCGCGAATGGCCGAAGAAAAAAGGCGGGCGGCAGGTCGTCGCCATCAGCGAGCGGCGCGAATACGCGCGCAAGTTCGACGGCTCCGATATCGCCGACTTTATCCAATTGAGCTGCCATACCGGGATGCGTTTTATGGACGTCGCCAAGTTTCACGTTTCGCGTTTGACCGCCGAAGGAGAGGTCAACCTGCGCGCCGGGAAAAACGGCGTTTGGATTTGCGTCCTGATCCCTGAGCATCTGCAGCTGATGATTCGCAACCGCGCGCGCCGTTTCGGGCCGTATATTTTCGGCGACCCGACGGGGCGGCGCGATCACGATATCTATCTCTGCTGGAACCGGCGGCTCAGGCAGCTATGGGAGGAGACGGGGCCGTACCGGGACCGGCCGGTGCATCATCGTTTCCGGCATACGTTTATCCGCATGCTGTTGCAGCAGGGGGCGTCTATTTCGCTAGTGGCCCAGCTGGCGGGCGACTCCGAAGAAACGATCCGCAAGCACTATTCCAATTGGGCGCCGGAGAGGCAGGAAGCCACGCGCGAAGCGTTGCGCAAGGCGCTGGCCGGATTCCCGCGCTTCGGCGTGGGCTAAGGGTTGGCGCTGCGCAGTAACAGGCGATCGACCACGGCGCGAGGCACGCGGATAATCGCGCGCCGCGAACCAGGTGTGCGGAACTTATGCACGCCTGGTTCATTGAGCACGAGCTGCCGCGCCGTCTGCTTATGCAGATGCAGAATTGTCGCTACTTCCTCGACGCTGAGTAAGTCATCATAGGGCGGCGCGTTCTGCTGCCTTAACTTATCTTTCATCTCTTCCTGGCGGCTTACCCGCTGCTCCATAGTTCTTAACATGTTTCTTACTCGCCGTTGTTTATGCTGCGCCATCCAGTTTTGTCATAGCTTGCCCGGCTTGACCGGGCTCTCGCGGCCGGACCCGATATACGCCGGCTTGGCGGCCATGGCGCGTAAGGCGAGAGGCGCGCTTCCCGTTTTCGTCGAGTACGGGCACGATCGTTCCCGCTCTTTTCAGTTCACTAAGCCGCGCGCTGGCGGTCTGGTGACACATACTAAGCGCCTGTTCGCATTCGTCCGAGGTGGCGTCGCCGGCGCGAATAATATGCGCGACAATGCGTTCTCTCTGGACGGCTTTAGAGGGAGCGACGCTCTCATTAGCTATTTCAGAGAATGGCTCGCCGCCGTGGTAATTGCGGCAGACGTCGTCGTCGTTGCCGTCATCGAACAGGCCGGGTTGGTCGTCTTCATTGAAACCTCGCATACTTATTCCCCGCCCTGAATGTTTATGCCAAAACGGAAACCGTTTCCGTTTTGGCATACTTGTCACCGTCCCGTATTATTTAGTCAGGCCTCGTCGGCCTTCACTTTGGCCAACGGGAAGCGATGCCTTCGCTCTTCGTCGACCGCGCCGGCGATCGCCTCGTAGCCGCGCGCTAGTTTCCGGTATTGCTCGGCGATGAACTGATAGTCGGCCGGAGACCAGTCGACGCGCCGCCGCCAGATGAGCCCTTCCGGGCGCTTGACGTGGCCGCCGACAGGCAAGTCCGCCAGCGGATCGCTGGACATCCGGGCTATCATTTCGCATCCTTCGTTGGGTACGCCCTACGCATTCGAGAGAGGTAGTCGAGCGCGCGAGTTAAGTGCTTGTCGAAGTCAAACACGCAGGCTTGATATAGCCCATTCCATGCGTCCGAGGCTGGAACGGGAAAATCTCCGATATACTTCACCGCCTCGTCCAGGCCGCGGAAGCGATCGGCTGGCGCCGCCGCCTCCAGTTCGCGCGCGACCGGCCGCCGCTCGACGATCGCGGGAAGGTTTTGCTCTGGGGCGGCGATCGCCCCCGTCTCCTGGAACGTTCGGTTCAGGGCGCGCGCGCTGGCCTTGCTTACAGACTCGCCGTTTTGGGCGCGGCGCATCACCTCGGCGCGCACCGGCTCCGGCGTCGAGGGCCTCGCGATCAAGTAGAGGGCGGAGACGTCGATCTCCAAATTGGCAAAATTTGCCGTTTTGAAGCGTTCGTGAACGGTCATAAAATTCCGCGCCGTCCGCGCGTCCCAGCCGAATTCCCGCTCGATCCAGTCCAGGAACTCGCCATGTTTCAACCGCGCCTTGACCTCGCTCAGGCACTTACCGATCTCCACAATAGCCGCCGCCGTCTTCCTCGCTAGTTGATGAACCCGCGCGGCGCGCTCTTCCATCATCTGGCGCTTCTCGGCGTCGAGGGCGGCGTAATCGAAGCGCAATGGTTCTGGTTTCGCCTCAATAATCCGCATGGCTTTAATCCTTCGGCAGGTATTGCGCGAACTCGACGACCTGCCGCCTCAGTTCTTCCATCGCGCCCGGCTGCTGCTGGGCTAGTTCTTCGAGGTATGGCAGGCCGGTGCGAATCGACTCGTTCACCTCGGCGCGATCCGCCTGCCGCCCCTCGGCGTACCATTCCACTTCGACGGGATCGCCGATCTCGATCAACGTGCCGCCGCCCGGCGGCTTCCATGTCTTGTAATTGCGCGCGCTCCATAGCAGCGCCACGCCGGGATTGCGTTTGATCGCCACGCCGCCCGGGCTTACCGCGCCCATCTCCGCCAGCTCCTCTTCGCCGCGGCGCCTGGCATGAGGCCGCGTGAGGAACGGGCAGAAGCGCGCCGACCAGCGCGCGCACTCCCGATGACACGGGGGCTCGCTCGTGGTGCGCGTGATGCCGCACATCGGGCCCAGCACGAAGACCATGTAGGCGCCTAGTTTTTGGCCGCACACCCAACACAGCTTCTCTCGCACGGCGCGCTTCCATTTGAGGGGGCTCGCCGCGCGAAATTCGGGCTCGCCGTCGACCCACTCGACGAACCACGGCACGGGAAATCCGCGCTTGTCTATGGGCAGGTCCATCATTCGAATCGGCAGGTCTTTCAGTTCAGGTCGTAGCGTCGGAACCATGATTTTTCTCCTTCGGCGTGCTTGGCGCGCGCCGGTGGTTTTCGATCGTGAAATCCGCCCTGGCCGCCTTCGCGCAGCAGGGCCGCGTCCATTGCCGTATAGCAGTGGGGGCAAACTTGGGTGCGGTCAAAAATCAATACAGCCGGTTTCGTCTTACAGCGCTCGCACAGACGCTCGCGATCGGAAAAGTCCTCGCCAACTAGAAACTGCACTAGTTTTCCCTCTCTTCCCCGCCACGCGCAGCCCGGACGACCACCTCCCCCGAGGTTTGCCATCCCAGACTGCGCGTTCGTCTTGTGCGGGGAACTGAATTACTTCCGCGTGCCGGCGATAATGGCGCGCTCGATTTCCGTTAGGTCCCACTGCGCGACGACGGCGTAGAGATCGCCGCCAATCGGCCGCAGTAGGATTGGATCGATGGGCGGGGCCGC